TAAACACAATAATATCAATTGATGTTGGATTAGGTGGCGGAATAGCTGTTTTTTCAAATGGAAGAGCCAAAGCCGTTGCCATGCCTAAAAATGTTTATGAAATGAGCCAGTATTTCGCTTATTTGATTGACACTTATGATAATATTATTGTGTTTATTGAAAAGGTTCAAATGTACGGGGGCGGGGATGATGCGCCAGGCAAAAAGTTTGCAATTAATAAGATGCTTGCGAACTACGAACAAGTTTTGACAGTTGTGAAATTGGCAGGATTGCGATATGTAGAAGTTTACCCGATTACATGGCAAACAACATTAGGTTTGAAATTATCAAAGGTTTACGGGAAAAGAGATGAAACCAAAACCGAAAGAAAAAAAAGGTACAAAGAATATGCGCAAGAGTGCTTCCCAGAAATAAAAGTAAATTTGAAAACTTCAGATGCTTTGTGCTTAATTCAATTTGCTTTGATTAAAATTCAATGTGATGTAAGTTGGATAAGGGAACGTTTACAAAACAAACCGCCTGAATTATTATTTCAAAATAAATTAAAAAAAGTCGGGCACTAACTTTTTTTAACTATATTTGCAACAACAAACAAATAACATTGGGAAAATGAATACTACTTTAAAAGAGAATGACGCTTTGCGAATGCTGGCTTCATCTGCAAAATTATCCATTTCAAACCTAGAGAAAAGGATATTAGAGAAAATGGAATCTGAAAAGTTATTGACTGGAAATGTTGAAGACATTGGATTGTCCGTTTTGGAGATTATGAAATTAAACGGATATGATGCACAGGATGCAATAAATATCCTTTTCCCTGAAGACTTCAAGAACCAAGAAATTATCCAGTTATTAGATGCCATTTTAATTTGGGGGGATGCTAAAAACAATCCATGTCCTAAATGCGGATGCGAAGTTTTACACGAACCGCACTCGCACGGGAAACATTTTTGGGAAACATGGGAATGCGATAATTGTGATTTTTCAACTTCAAAAGAACCTGATTGGGACACAATGAAAGGAGGGAAAGACTATGAGTGCAATTAAAATGAAGCCAAATTTTACAGTTGGTAAAGTAGGAACGAACAAGCCTAATTATATTTTAGTGTTTAATTTTGATAATTTAAATTCAATCAGATTGGCGGGATTTGACAAAGAAGAATTTTATAAAGAATATAAAGATTTTCCAATTAAAGCAATAGCAGGATTTAGAATAAAAAAATAACGGGAAAGATTGTCGCTGGCTGGAAAAATAAGCCTGATAATTAAATTAATAACTAATTTTAAAAATACAAAACAATGACAAAGTTAAAGACAGATGCCAGCTTGCTACAATCGTGTGTTAGCAAATCGGTTCCGAAAATTAAAACCTATGTACTAACCGTTTCAGAATTTTTCCCGAAAACTCACAATAAATCTGGATTTCCAACAGGTTTTATTGACAAAATCGGAAGTAAAATTAAAAAGCATACCATTCGTGGAAATTATCCTTTATGGGAAAAAAGAATTAAAGAAATACAAAAAGGAAATGCTGTTTTGTCAATTCGTTATTGGATTGGAAAACCTTATAATTCCAAACAAAAAGAAGTTTATGTTTTAGATAAAAATTCTGGAATTGGAGTTCAAAAATTAACTTTTGAAGAGATGATTATGACTTGCGAAGATGTTTTAGAAACAAAATCAAAAGTAGGGATGCATATTTGGAAACCAAATTTTTCAAATATTAAAACTCTGGCGAAAAATGACGGACTTGAACTTGAAGATTTTAAAGAATGGTTCAAAGGTTATGATTTAAGCGAACCAATGGCAATAGTTCATTTTACCGCTGAACGTTATTAACTGTTTGCTAACGTTTGTGGCTTTGCGAGGATTTTCGGTTAAGGATGCGTAATATTTCAGTTGAGCCAAAAACACACCAAGTACAAACTAAAAATTAAATTAAACCTAAAGCCGAAAATCTCGCAAAACTACTGTTATGGTGCGTTGTGGATGGCTGAAAAATAAACATCTTATGAAAACTACTTATTTTAAATTTATTGCTCAAAAAACATTTGAAGGAAAAACAATATTAGTTGCTGTTATTCCTGATGATATGTTAGGAAATGATTTGCCATCTATTTATGAAGGACAAGCGTTCTTAATGCCTGCAACTATCTACACAGGAACTTACCCACAGATAAAGATTAATACCGATACTATCGTAGATAAAACAGAAGATTTTAAAGGTTTCGGAATTGCGGGCATAATCACAGAAGCCGAATGGTATATCAAAAATGATGTCAAAGAGGATGTTATGGGAATTTCTTTGGAAAGATAAACGAGCAATGCACCATAACGGACGGCGTGTATGGGAGGTTGCGCCGATTCAAGACTAAACTTCCAAATATTACTAATCATTAAATTCAAAAACTATGAAATCAAACACAAAACTATTGCGCAATCTCTTATACACGATGTTATGCCTTGTTTTTCTTTCGCTAACGTCTTGTGCAGATGTATCGCCTCACGTTCAGGATTGCATTACAAGTTCTCCTTATGGATTTTGGGGAGGTTTATGGCACGGAATTATTGCTCCATTTTCTTTTTTTGGAAGCTTATTCACGGACGATATTGCTCTCTATGCTTATAATAATAACGGGGGTTGGTATAACTTCGGTTTTGTTCTTGGAGCAGGGATTTTATTTTCTAGTTCGTCTAGTTCTTCAAAATAAGGCATAACGGTTCGCCTGTATGGTAAGTGGCTTGTAAATAAGCCACAAACATTCAATAATTACTAATATTAACAAACACAAAACTATGTTTAAATTAAGCCAAATAAAGCCATTTATTATACAGGCTGTTAGTAGCTGTTTTTCTTCTAAACCACCAAAATTACATTGGTACGATTGCCAATTTTATTATAAGAAAAAAGGAGCTGATATGTATTGTGTAGATTTTAATTTACAAGTTGGTTTTGTAAATCAGAAAGACATTCTAAACGGCAGAAAAGTTAAAAAACTAACAGGATATAGGGTTGAAGAATTTCCTAAAAAAGTTCTTGATAATGGATTGTTCTATTTTAAGATAAATGCTTATTTAGGGCAGTTCTCAAAATAGCTACTAACGGCGGATGCTACAAGCTGTATGCCAGCACAAAATACGAACTGAAAAACTAAAGCCGTGCATATAGCTTGTAGCATATGTTAGCAGGCGTTGTGGGTTATTAACCAATAAATTTGTTATGAAACTAGATAAAAAACTATGTGAAATTAAAATTTGTAAATTCAAAGATATACGTCATATTTTTGAAGAGTTCCATTATAAAAAAGGTAATATGGGTGGGGGAATAAGTATTTGTTTTGGAATGTTTATGGATGGAAATTTAGTAGGCGGAAGCGTACTAGGAAAGCCTAGACACGAAAAGAAATATAAAAATTGTATTGATATTAGAAGAATGGCTTGTTTAGATAGTTCTCCTTGTAATAGTGAAAGTTATTTTTTAGGACAAATTATAAAATACATTACTTGTAATACTGATTATAATTTTGTTTTATCTTATAGCGATATGACTGTAGGACATAACGGGACAATTTACAAGGCATCAAACTTTAAAGAAATAGGATTTACCACACCGACAAAATTTGTAGATTGGAATGGTAAAATATACCACCCAAGAAGTTTGACTATTGACAGGGATTATTCATACAAAATGAGGGAAGCCGTGAAAACAGGCGAAGCAATAATAAAAACAGGGCTTCCAAAGAGAATATGGATATATGAGATAAATAAAAAACTCAGAAACAAAAAATGTATCATGAGAGATATACACGCATTGCAAGAAACGTTATTTTGAAAACTAAACGAGCAATGCCTGCTAACGCTCTGTCGCTTGTAGCAGGACGTTGATTCAAGACCAATTATACAAGCAAAAAACAATTTATAAATTAAACCCGACCACTCAAACACAAACTAATGCAGTCTTGTTACAAGCGACTGTTATGGTGCGTTGCGGGTCATTAAACGAAAATATGTTATGAAAGTAATATCAAGTAAACCAAAGAAACAGCGAATTTTAAAAAGTGTATATCATAGGATGGAATTTGGAATACATAAAGGTAAAAAATTAAAAAGACCTTTTAGTATTTCTCCAATTGGAAGTAATTGGTGGTTTTGTTTAAAAGATGGACAATGGAGGCAAGGATATAATGGTACAGGAGGAATGACTTCAAATTATTATGCGATGTCACACGATGGATTCAACGATGCTTATTCATTAAAAGCAGTTATTAGATTAATTAGAAAATGGGATATACCTAAAGGAACAAAATTTACAGCAAGTTTGCCATTTATAGGTTATGACTTCACTATTACAAAATAGTTATTAGGAATGATAAACGAGCAATGCACCATAACGTATGGTGATTGTCGCTGTTGCCAAAAAACAAACCGATTCATTAAATTAAAAAACAATAATTAAGATGCAAACAAAACTTCAAATTCAAGACCAATCTGGCAATAGCTACAATCACGTGTTACCGCTTGTTGTTCTGGTCGGTTGCGAGGAATCACAAGCGGTTACAATCGAATTAAGAAAATTAGGTCACGAAGCATATAGTTGTGATTTATTGCCGTGTTCTGGAGGGCATTCAGAATGGCATATTCAAGGCGATTGTTTAAAAGAAGCTTATAGTGGTAAATACGATATGGGTATATTTTTCCCGCCTTGTACTGATTTAGCTGTTAGCGGATCAAGATGGTTTAAGGATAAAATTGCAGATGGTAGCCAGCAGAAAAGTGTGGATTTTTTTATGGACTTAGTAAACGCTCCAATTGATATAATAGCAGTTGAAAATCCAATAGGAATTATGAGTGGTAAATATCGAAAGCCTGACCAAATAATACAGCCTTGGCAATTTGGAGATAAAGCGCAAAAAAGCACTTGTTTATGGTTAAAGAATTTACCAAAATTACAATCTACTGATATTGTAGAAAAAGGAGAATTTATAACAATGAGCAATGGAAAAAAAATGGCAAAATGGTATAATGATTCCGCTTTAGAAAGTATGAAGATAAAATGTCCTATTGAACGAAAAGCGTTAAGACAGAAGTTACGAAGCAAAACTTTTTTCGGAATTGCCAAAGCTATGGCGCAACAATGGGCTGGAGAAGTTCTTGTTACCGAAGAAGTTGTGCAATAAGCGGTAACTATTATATATAAAAACCATCTGTAAACGCCAATAAACTTAATACCTTACACTATGAATATCGGAAAGTATGTGGAATTGTATTCCGAAGATTTAAAGCTAAAAAATTATTCTGAAAATACAATTTCGAATTATTCTAATCAAGTAAAATTGTTTTTGGAGTATTTTAATAAAGTAGCCACAAAGCCTTCTGAAATATCAGAAAAGCAGATAAAAAATTGGTTATTATTGGCTAATTCAATAAACGGCAGAAAACACAGGATTTCTGCCGTAAAATTGTTTTATAAACTTACAGGAAAACAACCATTAAAATTCAAACATATTGAATATCCCAGATCAGAAAGAAAGCTTCCGCAAATAATTGAAAAGGAATTTTTATTGGATGCTATTTCGAAAATAGAAAACACCAAACACAAAGCGATTATTTCTTTAGCTTATTCAACAGGAATGAGAGTTTCAGAAGTTTGTAATTTAAAAATAGCAGACATTGACAGTAAAAGAATGATTATTACTATCAGACAAAGTAAAGGAAGGAAAGATAGGATTGTGGGATTATCAGAAAAAATACTTGAAATTTTAAGAATTTATTTTACAGAATATAAGCCAAAAGAATATTTATTCAATGGTCAATTTGATTTGAAATATTCATCAACAAGCTGTAATCAGATAGTGAAAAAATATTTAGGTAAAGAATATCATTTTCATTTACTAAGACATTCAAACGCTACAGCATTATTAGAAGCGGGGACGGATTTAAGAATTATTCAAAAACATTTAGGTCATGCAAATTGCAAAACGACTGAAATTTATACACACGTAAGCACTAATGTTTTATCAAAAATGGCATTGCCAATTTAATTAATTTAATATTTTAAACAATGGAGAGATCACAAGAAGAACAAAGAACGAGATTAATGGACTTAAAAGATTTTGACTTGAAGAAAGTTAAGATTGCGGGAAAATTTGTTGATGTATCACATCATGAAAACGGAAATGATGCGGGGGATGTAGAGAAAAAAGGACAAACAGTTCCGCACCCTGATTTAAAAAAATCATTGGATGCGCTTGCGCCTTTTATGGCAAGGCATTTGGGATTATTGGAAGGGGTTGAATTAGCTATAAATTTATATCAAGGCGTTGACTTGGATAAAATGGCTAAATTAGTAGAATTGAAGAAAACAATAATTTCCAGAATGAATGTTGGCGGGTTGACTTTTGTTGGTTCTAGCGATAAATACGGGGTTATTATTACGGGATCAGTTACGACACCAGAAAGCGGATCAGTAGGATTGGTAACCCCGAAAATTAGTTTTGAAGAAGATGTTTTGGGATATGAAAAAGAGTGTTTTGAACTTTGCAAAAAAGTAATTGAAGAGGTACACGCCTATAGATTTTGCAATAAAAAAGCACAACAAGATATTTTCCAACAAGCGGAAGAATTTGACAAAGAAGAGGCAACGCAAAAGCCTAAAAAAGCATCAAAAAAGGATCAGCAAGAAGAGATTTAATAAATGCGGGGCAATTGTCCCGCTTTTTATATTTTTATTATGAAAGTAAAGACACATAAGAACTGCAAGAATCCAGATTGCGGAAAAGAATTCAAGCTTTATAATACAACTCAAAAATTTTGTTCTGCTCAATGTGTAAGGGCTTGCGAAAAAGAAAAAAAGCCAAAACAAATTTATATAATCCCGCAACAGTCTAAAAAAAGAATTGTTGAAAATGGAAAATACACAGCTAGAAGAATTATATTTCTTGGAAAGCCAGAGAATAAATTTTGTTTCATCAAAGGATGCGGAAAAAGAGCAGATACAATTGAACATACAATGGGGCGCAAAGGCTATGCAGACGAAGAAGCAAGAATGGAGGGGATAACATTATATTTAGATGAAAGATTTTGGAAGCCATGTTGTGGAGATCACAACAGAGAATTAGAAAACAACCCAGAATTATCCAAAGAGTATCAACTTTCAAAAATACATGGAGGAAAAAAAGAATGAAAATATTAATTGGATGTGAAGAAAGTCAAGCGGTAACAATTGCATTCAGGAAATTAGGACATGAGGCGTTTAGTTGTGATTTACAGGATTGCACGGGGGGGCGTCCTGAATGGCATATAAAGAAAGATATTTTTGAAGTAATAGAAGAACAACAATGGGACATGGCAATTTTCTTTCCGCCTTGCACTTATTTAACGGTAACGGCTAATAAATGGCTTAAAGATCAACCGCCTTTAAAATCTGGTGCATTAGTAGGCAAAGAAAGAAGAGAAGCCAGAAAAAAGGCAATTGATTTTTTTATAAAATTGCACAAATGCAATATTAAAAGAATTGCAATTGAAAACCCAATAGGTTGTATTAATACGGAATACATGAAGCCAACCCAGATAATACAACCTTATTATTTTGGAGATGAAGCAAGGAAAACGACTTGTTTATGGTTGAAAAATTTACCGCCTTTATATCATAATAAAACTCCAAATTTATTTGATGAAAATATATCGCATGTAGGTAAAGGAGAATTAACAGAATGGATAAGTAAGGAAGGAAGGGCGAAAAGTCAGCCTAAATGGTATGCAAACGCAAAGCATGGAAAAAAATTTGGGGAACGATCCAAAGAAAGATCAAAAACGTTCCCGGCTATTGCGAAAGCAATGGCGATTCAATGGAGCGAATTTTTATTGAGTGAATCAAATGGCAAAAAAAGTTAGTACAACATTTTTAAGTATATCACAAGACACCATTATTGAAGTAATTTCGATAAAAGGAAGCAAAGTGTATAAAAAACAAATGAGTTACGGAGATGCGATAAAAATGACAAAATTAAAAGGATGGCGATATATTTATTATCAAATTGGAGTATCGCAATTCAAGGAAGCTAAAACACTCTAATTATTAGGGTGTTTTTTATTTTATAAAATAAATCAAAAAAAGTTGCGTAAGTACTTTTTTTAACTATATTTGTAATCACAAACAAACATTGAGAGCATGGCAAAGAGAAGCAATAATCCAGTTGTTGCCGAAATAAACAAAAACTTTTTAATTCGCTGGAAAGATGTTCCGCACGGAAAAGTTAAATTAGTTTCAGCAGGAAAATATCATACAATTGTAGGGGATGAATTCAAAGAAAGGCATTTTAAAAGAGTGCTTGAAGGCTTGGAGCAGGATTATGTTTTCAAAATACGGAATCGATTAGAAATTAAATTCATATCTAAATAGCAAACAAAATGGGAAAAACTGTAATGATTACGATGCACGAAATAGAAAAAACGGACGCATACAAGGGATTATCTGGAGTACAGAAAAAATTGACGCAAAACAAAGCGACAATAAAGCACATTGAACACGGGGTCAATGTTTCGCTAAACATTGGTTTTGAGAAATGGGACGCACAAACTAATTTTAATCATGTAAATGGTAAAATTGTAAAAGAAATTGTTGAATTAAAAACATCAACAAATGGCGTGTAGTAATGAATTACCAAAAAAATTTAAAACTTGGCTTGAATTTTATGATTATATAGTTAGAAATATAGATACTAAAATTTTGGACTTAGAACCAAGTGAATATGAAAGACAAAAAACAATACTATTTGAGGAAGAATTTATATGCGAAATTAATTCTAGTAGTTATCCAAGTGGTAAAGTAAAAGAATATACTGAATACAATTGGGGATTTATTAAAACAAAAGCATTAGAACAATTACAAGAAGCTAGATTTGATTTTAGAAAAATAATGGTTTTTAAAGAAGTATTTGAAAGAACATTTCATATATATAGAGATAAAATAGCATTTGAAATGTGGGAAGAAATAGAAGAAAAATTATTAATTCAATCAAAAAAATAAAAGAATGGAAATATTAATATTAGATATTGAAACAACTAAATTTTTAAATAATGGCGGAAAGATTATTGAAATAGGGATTGTTTCTTTGAATTTGGAAACTGGAGAAAGAAAAATAATTTTTAGTGAATTTTGCCACGAAGCGGGAATAACATTGAAAGAGGTGGAAGATTCTTGGATTATAGAAAATTCAGATATTACGGTGGAAGATATAAGGCAATCAAAAAAACTATTCATTTTACAGCCAAAAATACAGGAAATTATAAATAGTTATCCATTAGGTGCAACGGCTTTTAATAATGATTTTGATTTTGGATTTATGGAAAGCAGGGGCTTTGTATTTCCAAAGAAGCTTCCTTGTCCAATGAAATTAAGTGTTGATGTTTTGAAGATTCCGCCAACTGCTAAAATGGTAAAAGCTGGATTTAATAAATTCAAAACGCCAAATGTACAAGAGGCTTACAATTATTTTTTTCCAAACAATACTTATATTGAACAACACAGGGGGGCAGATGATGCTTTCCATGAGGCGGAAATAGTTTGGGAATTGTACAAACTAGGAATTTTTAAAATTGATTAAAATAATAATAACTAAAAATTGAAAAAAATGTCAGAATCACAACCAAAAACAATCGTATTAGAAGCTGAAATAATTCAGGAAGAAACAATAAACAATCCAAGTTATGAACTTGCTACAGTTGACGAAAACAAGTTTTTAGCATTAGGGGATTACGAAGAAAAGTTAAAAAAATTAGTCGTTGACAATCCGTTTATTGAAGTTAAAGACAAGGAAAGTTTAAAGATTGCCAAAGAAAGAGAAGCGAAATTCAGAAGCGCAAGGCTGGAACTTAGAACAACGGGAAAAAGCGAAAGCCAGGAACGAACGCTTTTGAATATGCTTAAAAAAGCAAATGAATTTGTAAAAGGAAAAATTGATTATTTGGTTTTGATCCCAACAGTTGCTGAAGACAAGCAAAAAAACGAAATCACAGCTTTTGAAAATAAAGAAAAAATTGCAAAAGAAAAAGCAATTGAAGAAGAGAAAAAAAGAACGGACGCAATACAAGCTGAAGTGGGTTCAATTGGTGAAGCGTTGCAAAAAATAATAGATGAATTAACTTTTGAAAAGATAACCGCATCAAAGTTTGAATTTGCTATCGCTTCAACAAGTTCATTTAATTTCCAAGAATTAGCGTTTTTGTATGAGGAATTAAAAGAAGAAAAAGAAAAGGCTTTGGCGGTAAAAGTTGAGGAACTAAAATCAGCAGAAAATACCAGATTAGAGAATCTGAAAAAAGAGCAGGAAGCAAAATTGAATACTGTTTTACTTGAAGCCAAAGAAGCAATTGAAAATTACACGGGATCGGCTGAAGATGAAGACCTGAATGAATCAATTGAAAATGTATTTAAAACTGAATTTGATTTCGGGGATTTTTCGCAAAAGTTTGAAGAAGAAAAAATAAAATACATTGCCAAAGCAAAAGAGCATATTGAAGCAATGCATTTGGCTAATGTGAAAACAGAAAAATTAAGAGTGTTCGAGATTCAAGAAGGCATGTTGGATTTAATAAACCAAATAAACATCGAGAACCTTGACGAAACAAAATTATTGATTGAAGATACTTTGAAGCAACCGCACATGGAAGAAGTCAAAGAAAGATTTGCATCAATGAAAGTTACAGTTGAAAAATCATTGGCGGATAAATTAGCATCAATGAATGATGCACTATTGAAACGCAAAGAAGATGGATTAAAACTTCAAAAGGAAAAAGACAAAACAACCGACATGAGAATTAAACTTCTCAAAAAAGTAGGTTTGATTTTGACGGATAATTTTTTGACTGGATATGGAACGTATCTTTTTACACGTTCAGATATTCAAGACATGGAGCAAAAAAAATTAGATGAAATTATTGCATTCATGAAGAAAAAAAAGGCTTACGCAGAAAAAGAAGAAGCCAGACAAAAAAATCTAAAAAAGGATAAATTGAAAATGTCAGATTTATTTTTGTCTATCAAAGAATCAATTGACGCAAAGAAGATTGTTTTTGAAAACAAGGAAAGCGAAGAATTATATTTAACGCTTACGGAACAATTTAAAGAATGTATTGAATCATTTGAAACAATTATAAATGAGTTTTAACGGCAAAATTGAATGGTTCGGTGAAAAGGATTTCCCTGAAGAATTGAGCATGGCACAAAATAATTTATCCGTTGATGTTCTAGTTTATTGCAAAATAGGAAGGGTCAGGACTGTAGGTTGGTACAATTACAACTTATTCACATGGCACTTCCTTAGTAACGAGAATATAAAGGAGGGGTTTAAATGGCGATATTTCATTGAAGAGATAGACAAGCCACAGAAAAAGAAAAAAGAGGCTTAAAAACGATTAATTTAAAAAATAAAAAATTATGATGTCAATTGATTTCGAAGGAACAAATATAAATTTGACCAAACCATTTGGAATGACAGATGAACAATGTTTGCCATTGATGGCGCAAAAGGCGGTGGACAATCAAGGATTGCCGTATTTTTTAACTGCTTGGATGCCAAACAAAGAAGATTTAGAAGCTTTGAACGCTGGAAAGCCATTATTTTTGAAAATGGTGGGAACTGGATTTCAGCCAGTAGCATTGTTTACGGTTGATGATAATGGGGAAGGTAATTTTTAGAAAAATGGAAAAGAGAAAAAGACCTTGCCAAGTGAAAACAAAAATATACACGGGCGGAAAAATGCAAGATTTGGAGTTTAATGGTTTATTCCACGAATGGGGGAATGAAGCTGTAGACGCTGGAGAAAGTGGATTCGGAAATTTTACAATCGGAATAATTGAAGATGAATCAGGACAAATACACACGGTTAACCCAAATCATATAAAATTCACAGATAAATAACTAAATTAAAAAAAGATGAACAAACAAGAGCAATCAGAAAAAAGAATGAAAGAATTGACGGTAAAATTACATGCGACAGTTCAGGAATTTTTAAAGGATGGAAATTCAGAATTGACAACAAATGAAATCACGAACGTTTGTTTGAAATTGGGTCATGGATATAATAAATATCAAATTGAAGTTGATAATATGCATGATGAAAAAGAGAACCCAGAAATATTGGAATCTAAAACAAATTAGTAGCAAGATGAAAAAAGATATTTACAGCTGTAAGAAATGCGGACATGAAATAAAAACCGCAAATCGTGATAAAGGCAAAACGCCCATACATATTTCATGCGAGAATTCAGAATGTAACGGGATGATGTCAACACATGATTATAAAGTCAATCAAAATCAAGAATTTGAATTTATTTTCATATCGCCCAGAAACAACAAAGAATGGCAATTAATAGAAAAGCAAATCATTGAAGATGTTGAAGCCACATTCAAGGAACAAAGCAGACTTGACAGAAAAAAGATGAAAGATAACTTTATCAAGATGCTTCGAGAACACGCAAGGAAAGGACATTTGATTCATTTGAGAAAGGAACTTGTTACACTTCCATAAATTCAATATATTTGCAAAGCCAGCAGTGAATATTTTTTTTGAATTTTACCCGTAACAATTGATTTTCACTTGTTACGGGTTTTTTGTTTAAATTTGTTAAATAATTTCAAAGGGAAAGAAATGAAAAAAGTTAGAATTGGAATAATCGGAGCGGGAAGCAATGATGTTTTAAGAGAAATACACAAAATAGCATCAAATAATACTTCTGTTTGCATGTGTCCGCCAATGACAAGTACAGAACTTCAAGAATGTCAAGAGCCAAAGCGAATAAAACATACTTTTTCGGGAACAATTAAAGGGATTGATTTTGCTACAATGAGCCAATTAGAAAAGCTATCAGAACAATTTAAAGCCTTAAATAATTACGGAGAATCTTTAACGGATAGGCTTTCAGCGATACAAGATTTGAAAGAAGCTTTGTCAAAAATAAAAGACCCAAAAGAGCATTTTAAAAAGCCAAAAGAATTTCCTAAACCAAAATCAAAATATCACAAATGAGAATAAAAAAAATAGAAATACCATTATATTTTGGTAATCTTGTAATGATTGAATGTGAAGATTTACAGGAGGTGGCAAGGAAATACGGAATAAAAGAAGACATGTCAGGGTATCAAGCTATAACCTTTCAAAATATAAATAGTTCACTATTTGAATGCGTGATGGCTTATTCAATGGGATGTGAAAATAAAACAATAGCGCATGAATGTGTGCATTTCATTAGCAATTTATTTATATGCAGGGGTGTGAAATTAGACGCTTTTAATGACGAACCTACAGCGTATTTAATGGGTTGGGTATTCGAGCAAAACGAAAAATTTATAAATAATAAAAAATAAACATTATGAGTAGATTTATAGGTAATTATAACAGTAAAGAAGGAGTAATAGGAATGAGCGAAAAACAACACGATATAATAAAGTTAAAAGAAGAATTAAAAAAAAAAGATAGCAGTATAGGAAGAAGCACACAAGGAGGCGGAAACTATAAAGGAAAATTTGAACCTAAAAACAAAAAGTAAAATGGGAAATTACATGTTCAAGAACACGCACGGAACGGGATTAAATAACCGCCACAAGAAGCAAAAGAGAACCAAGAAAGAAAAAGCACAAGAATTAGAGCCAAAATATAAAGCTGAAGCAAACAGAGTTATTGGAACATTGCAAGGCGGGAAAGCTTACACATTCGATAAAAACGGAGAGGCAAAGGAAGTTAATTGGACAAAGGAACAATACGAAGAAGCGAGGAAAAGTCCAATAGTATTTTTTGAAATGATGCAGAAAGCGGGATATGAGTTCCCGCACGAAACAGAAGCATTTGTGGACAGATTAGAGCAAGAAGAGGCGAAAAGAGAGCGAGAACAAGAGAGAATGGAGTACAATGAGCATGGAATAGATGTGTTGGAGTATTCGATAGTTTTTGCGAAAGACATTGGAGATAAGCAAGTTAACGCATAAAAGGAAGAGAAAAAAACGGGTATTTTAAACACACTTACACTCTATAGAAAATAAAACACCTCAAATCGGGGTGTTTTTGGGGTTTTTATAAAAACGCAAATACCAGCAAAATAAGGGGTTGAGTTAGGTTGTTGCACGGGGTGGAGACAAAAAAATTAAAGACATGGCAAGTAATAAAAAACCAAGTACTAAAAAATTATTAGAAGCGGTTGAACATTATTCAGGATGTACAATGGATATTGCAAGGGCTTGTGGAGTATCAAGAGGAACGATTTATAATTGGAGGCAGAAAGACAAGGAGTTCGATGAAGCAATGAAAAAGGGCAATGATATTTTATTGGATTTGGCAAAAGAAGGATTGAAGCATCTTTTGGTTAATAAATCTGAAAAGGCTATTTTGTACACATTGGATCGTTTAGGGCGCAAGGATGGTTATGGAATGATGGTTCAGGTTCAAGATAAATCGAAGCTGGATGAACAATTGTCAAATATGTCTGATGCAGATATTATGGCAGAAATGGAAAGAAATTTAAACCGAATAAAAAAGGGTTAATAAATGGCTACACGGGAAGAACTATTCAAGGAATATAAAAAGCAATTCGAGGCGCATGGTAAGTTGGCAAAACAAAAGCTTACGCACTTTGCGACTTTTGTAAATAAGGATGTTGACATTGAATGGTTTCACAAAATAGTTTATGACAATCTGGATTTATGGATTGATGGAAAAATAAAGAAGCTTGCAATATTTGTACCGCCTCAACACGGCAAAAGCTTCATGTCTTCGATTAATACACCCGCAAAAATACTTGGAAAGAAGCCCAAAGCAAAAATTGTTGTTGCCTCTTATTCAGACAAGTTGGCATCGAAATTTAATAGGGGATGCCAGGATATTATAGACAGTTACGAATTTAAATCAATTTACCCAAACGTTATTCTTCCAGCAAAAGGAGTTGAAACAACAAACGAATTAAGAAATAATACATATTTCGAAACAGTAAAACATAAGGGGTTTTATAAGGCAGTATCGATTGGCGGGGCAATGACGGGGGATTCAATTGACTATGGAATCATTGATGATCCAATAAAAGACCGTAAGCAAGCCAATTCGAAAACTTACCGTGATACGCTTTGGGATTGGTACAATGATGTATTCTTAACCCGTATGCATAATGATTCGAGCCAATTAATGCTGTTCACAAGATGGCATGAAGATGATTTGGCGGGAAGGCTTTTCAACCCTAAATCAGAATTTTATAATGAAGAAGAAGCGAATGAGTGGACTGTTTTATGTTTTCAAGCATTAAAAGAAGAGAAACTTCCCTTCGCAAACGCAGTAAAATACGATGATCCAAGAAAATTGGATGAAGCTTTATGGGAATCGAAACACTCCGCAGAAAAGCATAAAAAGCAAAGGATTAGAAATCCACAAACATTTGCTTCATTAGGACAACAACGCCCGTCCCCAAAATCAGGAAACAAGATCAAGCGTGAATGGTTTAGGATTATGAAACCAAGTGAATTGCCGTTCAATCCTGAAACAGTTAAAAAAGATTTCTTTATTGATGGAGCATTCACGGAGAAAGTACAGAATGACGAAAGCGCACAATTGGTTTGTTCGTTTTACAAAGGGGATATTTATATTTTCAATTGTCATGGTGTTAGAAAAGAATTAAACGAATACTTAAAATATATTGTCCCGTTTCTTAAATCATCGGGATATAAAGGGAATTCGAGTGTTTATATAGAAATGAAAGCTTCAGGATATTCTTTTTATTCTATGCTTAGATCGCCAGAATATGGAAAGTTCAATTGTAGAAAGATAAGCAACAAAACCGTTGCAGATGGAAAAATGACCCGTGTTGAATCGAGCCAACCCGCTTTGGCTTCTGGAAAAGTGATTCTAGTTGCGGGAGGTTGGAACGAATCATTTATCGATCAATGCGCATCATTCCCGAATGACACGCATGATGATATGGTGGATGTTTTAACCTATGCGGTACATGAATATATAATCAATGAGCAGGAAGTAAGTGTAACTTATAGCTAAAAAATAAAAAATAAATCAAAAAAAGTTGTTTGATAACTTTTTTTAACTATATTTGTATTCAGATAACAGCAACGGAGCGGTTAAGAAATATAAATAAAGATGCAAGATTTAAAAAAGATAGTAAACGGAACTAAGATTGAAAGTAAAAATATGACAATGGTTGTTACTGGTAAAAATGAAACGGCTTTCTTAGGATATATAAGCTATAAAGGCAAAGCAGTTGGGCAATGTTCTCTTAGTTTCGAAATGTTTACAAATCCACATTATTCAAATGATATAAAAATAATAAGTTAAAACACAAACAACATGATAAAAAAAATATTGACAGATTTAGCAATTTCAATCAGCCTTATGATGGTTGGATTTGTACTTGGTTACTTTTACACACAGGATCAAATATTGTCCAGATGTAAAGAAGTGATGAAAAGTGAAAGAGTAGAATTTGACGGTGCGGACATTCAGTATATCGCATTAGGAGTAAAACAAGAAGAATTGAATAACTTTAAAAAATAGAAAATATGTTTAGTAGTTTTAAATTAGCAGTGTATTTAATAAATATTATTATATCTGCATTTTGGGGAATAGTTGACAGAATTAGTAATTTTTTGACAGGCGGTAAAAGTGTAATGCCTAACGAATTTAAATAACTTTAATCATGGGAAAATCAATAGTGAATTTAAAAAGGAAAAATATGATTGAGTATTCGGGAACTCCATTTGTTTCGATTGATGCAGATAATGCAATGAAAGCTTTGAGCAATAATATTCCAAACCTGATTGAAAAGGAAAAGTTGAGAAGAGCAAAGTTAAAGGCTAAACGTGAAGCTATTTTAATTTATATCATGCTGGATTTATTGGCAATTGCTTTGCTTTGTTCTTGCAAAACAACGATAACGACAAACTACAAAATAAGTACACCAAAAGGTAATTTCTACACGAACGATTTTTTATTGGATTACGAAAAGGATTCAATCTACATTGTAGAGTTTAACCACAACGGGCAAATTAGACGCAATGGAGTTTTCAAGATAGATCAAGTAGTAATCGAAGAAAAAAAGTAATCATGAGGCACATGGACGCTTATGAATGGAAAGTGTTTAATTGGTTTACTTCAGCAGTAAAGACGCTTAGTGATGCAAAGCAATTGTGCTTAAAGCATTTTAATACTGATAATGTTGACATCTTAAATGAAAACACGGTAAAAGAGATTTACAAGAAAGAAAATAAAAAACGATCATGAAAAAGTATTACAGAACCATAGAGAAGATTTTTATTGAATCATCAGAAGATGAATTTGACAAACAATTCAGGAATGATTGCGCTTTGAAATTGGCGCAATCAATGGTTCATGCGACACTTTTAAAGCGTGGTTCTGAAGAATCGATAAACAAGGTATTAGCGCAAATACCCGAAAAGGCTTATTTGCTGGCTGATGAAATGGTAAAACAAAGCAAATTATGAAACAAGTAAGAATAAACGAGTTTAAGGAATTGTTGTTTATGAATGAATTAATGTTTGTAGAGCATATAGATTTTATAAAAGCAGATATTCCAGAGTTGGGGGAAGTAACTTATTATCCTAAAAAAAACCGATTGAATATTCATAAGGGGAATAAGTGGGAATCAGATGGATTTTACTTTGTTAGGAATCATTTGAAAAAATTAAATGAGAAACGATAAATTTTTTAATACATTTGTAGGGTTATCATTCATAGACAATTTTAATTAGTTATTAGCATTAAATGCATTCTTCACGGGATGCATTTTTTGTTTTGTAAATATTTAAAAAAGTTTTATATATTTACAGTCTTAAAATTATTAACATTTAAAACCAAACATCATGAAAAGAATTTTTTTATCACTCGTATTAGTTAGTAGTATGTCATTCGCAATGTCCAACGGATATTCGGAAAGAGCAAAGCCAATGAAACAGCAATTTGAAATGTGCAACATATCAACGAATTTTCCCTAACACGGCTTTTGTTGAACAAAAAGAAATATACTTCAGGGAGGAAAAGCAGATACAATGTTTTCCAAAGTCAAGTGAAACCGTAAAGACGGTATTATTGAAAAGTAAGTTGCCAATAGTTGGTCTTTAAAACCAAAAACTTATAAAATTATATATTCAAAAAACCGTCCGAAAGTGGGCGGTTTTTTTATTTTATGATATTAAATAAAAAATGTTATAAATTTGTACAGACTTCAAGGGGATAGACAGTCGTTATATCTTAAAAATCAATTATTAATTTAAAATTTACTTATTATGGATTGCAATTGTCCAGAAAGTTCGGCATTGACCGACATCGTAGCGGAAAACTGCGTGGTTAACTTTGGTCAAATTCAAAAGAATGCTTTTCAAAGAGCAGGAGATGAATTTGATGTTGCGGGAACGCCAACCCCTTCAGATATTACTTTACTTTCAGTTTGGCAAGCTAAAACAACAGCGGTTGACGGTGAAAAAATTGTAATTACTCCATTTATTGGCGGTGATCCAGTTATAGAAGCGGGAGAAGCGATAACAGTTGGAGGCGGGGACAACTCAACCTTAAACGGAGTTGTTGAAGTTCAAGGCGTAAACCCTTCATCTTTTTCATGTGTATTCAAAGGTTTGTCTTCAAAAGTTGAATCTGATATGAAGAAACTAATTTGCGAAAAAAACTTAGTTGTTTATTTCTTCTTACAAGGTGGAAAGATTGCTGCTAAAAACACAGGAACTGGAAAGTATCAAGGTTTCCCAATCCAATCAATGTTCGTTTCAGACAGAAACAATGCAGGATTTGGAACAAGCGACACGGTAACAATGACGTTCAGTTTAGCGGAAGGATGGTCAAATGATGCTGAAATTATCACACCAGCTTTCAACCCTTTGATTGATTTGGTTGTCGTTTAATAATTAACAACAGAAATTATGGAAAATCAGAAAGTATCTTTAAAAGCAAAAGACCAGAAAAAAGGCGAAACCGTTTCGTTTACAGTTGGTCAAGCTAACAAACTTTTAAAGAATCCATTTTCAAAATGGGAATTGGAAGACAAGGAATGGGCTTGGAACGGTTTGGAATTGGCGAAAGCTTCACAAGAAGAAGTGAAAAAAGAGGAAGTGAAAGAAGTTGGAGAACCAATAAAAGCTGAAGAGCCAGCAAAAGAAATTCCTGAAGAGCAGTCAAAGCCACAAACGGCAAAAAATTCAAAAGACATTCAAAAAGATTAAAACATGATATTGAGCGAAACACAGGCAAAGGATGTTTTAATCACTCCAAAGTCAAAAAAGGAAATACAGGCAGTTAAACGGCTGGAATCACAATTGCGAGTGTGTACGGAAGAAATGTCGTTGGCTGAATTACAAAAAGAAGAATATTGGGATTGTTTAATGACTATCATGAAAGCAAGATCAGAAAAGAAATTCGACAGAGTAATGAAGTTTGCCCGTTATCCTTTGCCAGTCGTTCAATTGTCTGATTCAATACTAAGCGATTTCTTTAGAGTTTTTGAAGGCAAAAACAGATTTTTCAATGTTGACGGTGATAGGGATGTGGTAAGGTTGGATATGTGGATTGAAGACAACAAACCCGCAAAATGGATTGAAAAATATGCCAAACAAGTTTTTAAAAACAAGCCAAATTCTTTTGTTGTAGTTGATACGAAAGCAGATGGAACGCCTTATTTGGTTTTTGTAGATTCAAATAGGTTAATTGATGCAGTAATAAAAGACAATGAAGGGAATTGCGAATACATAGCCTTTATACATTCGCAAGAAGAAAGCGCAAACGGTGAAGTCATTACGACTTTTTTTTCTGTTTATGATGAATTGAATTATTATGTGTTTTCAAAAGATTCAAACACGGATGTTATTACAACAATTTCAGTTGTTGCACATGGTGTGGGTTATTGTCCAGCAAAATCATTTATCAAGACAGTATCAAATCAAAAGAACAAGTTTAAAAGGCGTGTTGCATTTTCACCAGCAATATCAAAACTTGAAGATTGGATAATATTTGATATTTTCAGAAATTATGTTGACCATTACGCCCCGTTTCCTGTTACTGAATCACCCCGTAATAAATGCGCTAATGATGAATGCGTAAACGGAAAAGTTAAAACTGAAGTCATTGACCCATCTAACGGAGAAGTTGCAAGTGTAACATTTAGCGATTGCCAAGCATGCGGGGGAACAGACAACGGACAACACATTTACCCTGGCACACACATTGGAATCACACTTCAAAGCGAAAAAGGAGCGGAAGACGGTTCGGGAAAATTCAAAATGATATTTCCAGATGTTGACAAACTAAATTATGTTCCTGAAAAATTAAACGCAATTGAATTAGATGTTAGATATAAAACAGTTGGTGTAAATAGTTTGCTATCGAATGAAGCAGTAAACGAACTACAAGCGAAAGGCTCATTTGAATCAATGGAATCTGTTTTATTACGAACCAAAGGAGAAATGGACGCTTTGTATAAATGGATTGTGATAACGGTTGGTAGATTGATATACAAAGATGTTTATGTGGATGTAGATGCTAATTTCGGAACTGAATTTTATTTAATTTCGGAAGAAGATTTGCAAAAGCGTTTCGATAATGCAAAAAAGATTGGGTTGCCAATGGAAGAAATCATGATGATTTATATGCAGATAATCGAAACGAAATATAAAGGGAATGAGTTGAAAATACAACGCCAAAAAATGCTTTTAGAACTTGACCCGTTGCCTTTAGTTTCTACAACAGAGGCTGTTGAATTAAACGGAAAAGGATTCATTGATGATTTTGATTTAATACAAAAAATCAATTTCTTAAATTTTATTACTAAATTTGAACACGAAAACGGAGCAATTACACAATTTGGGTCAAACTTAGAGCATTCAAAAGTAGTTGAGATTATTAAAGAAAATTTAAATATTTACACAAATGAAACAATTACAAGCAAACAATTATTCAAACGCCCAGAAGGAGCTGGAGGCAATTGAAAAAGGATTAGGCGGGAAAGTTAGTGAACAAGTTTCGCCAAATGATTCAAAACATTATCATGTTGCGCTAGTTCGAATATTCGACAAGCCAGGCGAAGCAAAAAACGAAGTTTCAGTCGTATTGCAAAAGTATCATAAAGAAGCTTTTGAGAAACTTGAAAAAAACTTCATGTTTCAAGGAATTCACAAATTAGTTATTGTGCATGATCCAACAAAAGAAATTGCTGAAGCGCAAGGACAACAGCCAACAGCAAGTACAGGAACGCAAACAAAAACAGCTGAAGAAATTGAAGCAGAAATAAAAGCGGGAATTGAGGCGGGAATATCTGCAAGATTAGAATTAATTAAAAATGATTCAGGAACAGCAGGAGAAGGAGCAGGAACGCAAACAAAAACAGCTGAAGAATTAAGATTTGACACTTTAGTAACTGAAGGGAAAGTGGATGAATTGAAAGCATACGCAACAGAAAAAGAAATTGATTTAACTGGAGTTACTGACAAGAAATCAATAGTTTTGGCGATTACCGCTTGGGGGGAAGACCCAGAGAATAAAAAATAATAAACAAACTAAATATTAATCCATAAAAAGGGAAAAGATGGAAAAAGAAGCAATCATTGAAGCATTTAAGGCTAATCCTGCATTAGTTGGGGAAATTTTACCGTCAATTACTGATGCTGAACCAGTAAAACAGTTAATTGAAAACAAATCAAATGTTTTATTCGAAGAGAAGATCGGAGAAAAAATAAAAGAAGTTCATCAAAAATACGATGATGATTTATTCGAAACTTTGGGCGTAAGAGCAGGAACAACCGAAAGTGGAGCAAAGCAAAAGACTTATGAAGTTGTTAAAACTAAATTAGTTGAATTAAAAACATTACAAGGGCAAAAGGATAGTCTTAACAAAGATGCTGAAGTTATCAAATTGAAAGGAGAAATTGAAGTTTTGAAAACTACAGGAGGCGGGAAAGAGTTTAAAGAAATGCTTGAAACATCGAAAACGCAATGGGAAGCCAAAGAAACTGAATATAAAAAACAGCTTCAAACAGCAAACCAAAGCAAAGAAGATTTTCAAAAATCAGTTTCAATAAAAACAGCCTTCAGCGGTTTGAAATTCAATCCAGATGTTCCAGAATCAGCAAGAAAAGCAATTGTTGATAATGTTGAAAAAGAATTGGTTAAAAATTCTAAACTAAACGAAGACGGGAAATTGGTTTTTTTAGGAGAAGACGGAAAAATATTAATGAATGCACAATATCAGCCAAAAACAGCTGAAGAAGTATTGGAATCATTAGCCGTAATAAAAGATATTTCTTTGAAAGACGGAAACAAAGGCGGTGGCGCAAAAGAAGAAATCACAGGATCAATAAAAACAATCAAGGTCGAAGGGAAAGACGATGCTAAAAAACTTATTTTACCTGAAGGAATCAAAACGAAAAAAGAATTTACTGAACAAGCTGAAAAGGCTTTATTAGCTTCAGGGATTACGAAACGTGATGTTTTATTCAATAAATTAAAAGATGAAGCTTACATTGATTTAGAAATCGGAAAACTGCCATTGCAATAATTTTAATTATTGTTTAATTTAAAAAACTAGAAAGAATGAGTTTAATAGCAACTTATTTACAGGACATTAGAGTAAATTACCCTTCGAACCTTGACAGAGATGAATTAAGATTGACACAAACAGGGCTTTTGACTGCTGTTTTGAACATGACAAATTCACAAAGTTCAATTGTTTCACAAGACTTAATCAACAAGGCGGAAGTTTCTGAAGGAAGAAACCTTGATGTTCCAGTCATGACAAAAGGAACAATCACAATTACGAACGCCCGTTCTTGTACAATCGGGGGCGGTCAATCAAATTCAGCCTTAGTGCGTGTGGTATGGAAAACGGTTGTTGCTGATATTTTGATGGTTCCTTCTCAATATGAAAAAAACCAAATTGGTTATTTAGCCGATTTAAACAAGAAGTTGAGAGAAACAGCGGAAGCATTCAAAATTGAGATTGAAAACGATTTGGACACGGCTTTGGACACAAACAAATCACAGATTTACAATTCTTCAATTGTTACGACAAAGTACACAATGGCAGGAAATGCAATTCAAGTATTGCCAGAGCAAACGGATTTCTTCTTCAATGACTTAGAAAGTATTAATTACTCCGATGATTTTTACACTTCGCCTATTAAGATTATTTCTAGCCCAACCATTATGCCAACGGTTATGAAGTACATCAATCAAGGGACTGGAAATGCTGTAAATACAACATTTCAATTTGCTGGAAAAGATTTTACTTTCTCAAACCGTGTAACAAATGGAGCGGGAACGCTTGGAACAGGGTATTTTATGAGTGATGGATCGGTGGGGTTATTGACCCGTGTTGCAGTTGATTCAAGATTGGGTCATAAAGCAGGGGACGGAACGGAATGGCTTGAAGAAACTATCCCAACAATGCCTTTCCCAATCGGAATTCAATACAAATCACAATGTTCTGACCAATCAGCGTTGGAAGCATCAGGATTAGGACATTTGAAAGCTACATTAGCAGAACATTATCAATTATCTTTCGATTATGCGATAATTGTTCCTTACAACTCTAATATAGCAACGAAACCAAGTGTAATTCGTAAATTCGAATTTATCCCAACGCCTGTAATTCCTTAACAGGAAGGATTGGAAAGATTCAATAAATCAAACGCCATTTGATTCCGTTTAGGTTTTGAATGGCGTTTTTTAATAATTTAAAAACAGACATAATATGTTTAATTCTAGTAAAGTTGTAGAAGCATATAAAAATTTATTGGGCTGGAAGCAGTCTTATGATACATCGATTGTGATTGACGATGATTTATTGACCACAAATTCAGGGGAATATTACAACCAAAAACACCCAGCTTTAGACCCTGTTATAATTCAAACGCTTTTACCGCCATCATATACAATAAATAGATATTTGCGGGATAAAGTAACCGATTCATCAAATGAGATTTTCAATGATTTGATTCAATATAGACAATTGCAGGAATACGGGAAAACAATTTTAGAGCAATCAGTATTGTTAAACAAATATGGTTGGGTAAATGATAAGATTACAAATCAAAGCAGATTTGTTGGTTTGCAAATAAGACCACGAACAATGACGGCATTAAGTGCGGTTATTAACGAAATTGGATTGCAGTTTGCAGGAGAAGAAATTTTCAACATGTATTTGTTTCATTCTTCACAATCAGAACCGTTAAAAGTTTTTGAGGTAACTACAACGGGGAATAATTCTTGGGATTGGACAATACAAGATTTAGAATTGTCCGCATTTCTTAGTGAAAAATATATGGGCGGGGTTTTTATATTGGGATATTATCAAGATGAAATCGCTTCAAATGCGATAAACTATTCGAATTTCAATTGGTCAAATGGAGTTTGTGGCGGATGTAATGACCCGCACATTAACACATGGCGATCAATAAATAATAATTTTAGTGTTTATCCATTATATGTTCCGTATGGCTCTTATGTGATTGGAGAAATGTTTGACATGAATAATGTACTATACAGCCAAGATCAATCATTCGGAATAAATTTAAAATTCACAGTAAGATGTGATTTAACTGATTTCTTTGTACAAAACAAATTTGCATTTAAAAATTTACTTGCATTGAAAGTTGTTTGGCAGATTTTAAACGACATGAAGTTTTCACAGCAGATAAACGCAATTGAAGAAAATGTAAAAATGATGATAATTAGAGATTTGGAAGGGGATATTGATACAAAATTGACTAATATTCCAACACAATATCAGAAAGAGTTGAAAGCGGTATCTTATAACATTTCAGGAATAAACCCAAAATGTTTGCCATGTACCGACAAAGCTTATGCACCAGTTTACGGAAATGTATAGATTATGTTTAAGGAGCAATTACAATTTTTAGATGAATTCGAAGCTAATTTATATAAGCAGTTTGAAAAAGCTGTAATTGATTATGATTTCGTAATGAAAGATTATATTATAAATAAGCAATTATTCAGGGAAGGAATTGACGGGGACGGGGTTAAATTGCCAGGGTATAAAAGAACAACAATAAGACTAAAAATTGCAAAAGGTGATCCAGCAGACAGAACGACATTAAGAGATTCAGGACAATTTTACGCACACATTCAAATTGATGCGTTTTCTGATCGTTTTGAGGTAAGTTCTAACATTCCATACGATGAATTTATTTTAAAGCGTTACGGAAGAGATATTCTAAAAATAACAAATGAAAATATGAATGATTTTATGACAACTTATTTTCTACCAAATTTAAAAAACTATGTCAACAACATCTTTGCAATTTAAACCAATAGTAGTTGGAACACCAATTGAAATTGGGAAAGCAATAAATGAAATACGATTAAAGCTTGCGACATTGACTTGGATTAATAGACCATTTTTCATTGCGCAAAGATTTTATAGAAAAACAGATCAAAAAGTTTTTTATTATCCAGAAACTTACACAACAGAGCCGATAAAAGATTCAGGCGGAAAATATACAAGAAGCTATCAGAGGCTAACGCCTGACAATGATTATTTTGGAATGTTTTTTTTTATGGTTGGTGCAAGTAGAAATCAATTTGATGCGCCAAAACAGAATTATATTACTTATCCTGTTTCTATTATATTTTCGGTAAATTTGGAATTAATTGATTCTTTTAAATTAAATGACGGTTTATTTACATGGGAATTAATAAAAGAAGCAAGAAGGATTTTAACAGAAAATAAATTTGCTTTTGGATTTACTTATGTTTTGAAAAGTGAAACTACTGATTTAAAAGAATGTTATAAGGAATTTGCATTAGAAGATTTGGAAAGTTACAACCGTGCGCCTTTGCAATGTTTTAGATTTGATTTAGATGTAACAATTTTAGAAGACTGTTAATGGAAAATATAATTATAATATTGGGATTGCTTTATTTTATCGATGCTTTATTAGATAAATTTTTAATTTGGAATTGGATAGAACGGAAAGGATCAAAAGTAAAATTTAAATTCATGTATTTATTATCCCAATGCAGATTTTGTATAATGTTCCACATAGGATGGATTTTAACATTGATTTACGGAGCGATAACAGTTTTTAAAATAGAACTGATTGTCGTTCCTTTTGTGATTTCAGGATTAACACGAATAATTGAAAAAAGATGATATACAAACATGAGAACCACGAAATAGAGTTATTCGATTCTATACACGATTTGCCAATAATGAGATTCCAGAAGTACAATAAATATTTGATGCAAGCTTCGGAGGTTGGGAACACATTGGAAGACTATGACGAAAAGACATTGAAAGCCGTTCAGTTCCTAAAAAAAAATATGTTGGCTGAAGCAATTCAGGAATTTGAAAACAGAAGGCAATGCGTATTTAATGCATTAAATGAATTTTCGCCACAAGGAAAAGCATTTGCAGTATTAGTAAAAAGAATTGATAAAATAGAATACAAGGATTTCACGCCTGATTCATTAGATAGATGCTTGGTTCATTTGGATAAAATAGGATTAGGGAACGCCACATCAATTGAAAAGTTGAAGGAAGTAAAAAAAAAATCCAAACAGAACTTTATGTCTATTTTCCAAAAGCTTTTCCGAAAGGCGGAAACAAAGAAGTTACAGCCTTACGAATTCAAAGAATGAATAATAGGTTAGATTCGATTATAAACAGGGGAGGTGATGAAGAGGCATTGTTTAGAATTGAAAAGGAAATTTTATCACATGATAAACCGAATAATTGGAATATCTGGAAAGAAGGAAACATGGAACGAGTTTCAGAAGTTGACTTTATGAAATTTGGAATTGCAGTAACAAGAAAAACAGGGGCGAAATTGGAAGAAATGACAATGTTTGCTTTTTATTCAACGGTGGAATTATTAAGCGAAGAAAAACCAAAAGGAAAGTAAATGGAGAATGTAATTTTTAAATATAGCGACTTTTTCGAAGATGATGGCGGGATGGCTCGTGTTAAATCTGAATTTGTGAAATTGGGGGATGAATTAATAGCAGAAGCCAAAAGAGTAAAATCAGAATTAAACAAAAATCTTTCATTTGATAATCCTGAAAGTGCATCGGCTTATGAAAAGCAAGTTGAAAAAATGGTTGAAGTAAATAAGCAATATGAAAAATCATTAAAGGATTTAAATGCAGTTGCTGAAAGCCATCAAAAAGAAATAAAAGAAGCGATTGCCGTTGAAATTGCATTGGAAAAAGCCAAACAAGAATCAATCAAGACAACAAGACAAGAAATTCAAGCCGAAGGAGATTTGGCAAAAGCAATAACAGCCGAAAACAATTCCATAAAATCTGGAATTGCTTTGCAGGAAGCCCAAAGAAGACAACGTGAAGCGTCTGAAAAGTCAATTAAAAAGGAGCAGGATGCATACGGGCGTTTATCAGCGGAATTAAATACATTATTTAGAGCAACGGCAAGTTTGGCGGTTGAAATGTATGAATTAGAGCAAGCAGGATTGAAAACAAGTCCAGCTTATGCCCGTTTAGAATCTCAATTTAATACTTTTCAAGCAAGAACAACAAAATTAGATGGCGCATTAAAAACAATTGATGCGTCATTGGGAAGGCATCAAAGAAAAGTAGGAGAATACGAAAGGGGATATTCTGGTTTAAATAATGCGGTTGGACAAATAGCAAGGGAATTGCCAGCCTTTACATTTTCATTGCAAACTGGATTATTGGGGGTTTCGAATAACATTCCAATTTTAGTTGATGAAATAAACAGATTGAAGGTTGCAAATGCGGATTTATTAAAACAAGGAAAACCAACACAAAGCATTTTGCAAGGTTTAGTGGGGGCGGTTTTTTCTTGGAACACAGCTATTTCAATAGGTATATTTTTAATAACTAAATATGCAAAAGAGATTCAAGAATGGACAATGGCATTATTGGGCGGAAGTTCCGCATTGGATGAATTAAATGACAGACAAAAAGAATACAACAACCAAAAATTAGAAGGTAGGAAAAACGCACAAGGCGATATTATAGAATTAAGAAAATATTTGGCAGTTGTAAAGGATCAAAAAGTTTCAGACGAAGAAAGAAACATTGCTTTGAAAGCTTTGAGGGATCAATACCCTTTCTACTTTAAAAACTTAACTGATGCTCAAATTTTGGCGGGAAAATCAATAATTGCCGAAATGGAACTAACAAAAGCGTTGGAAAAAAGAAAAGAAATTGAAAAAAAGACAGAATTAAATGTAACTAATAAACAAAAATTAATTGATATTGATTTAGAGATTGAAAAAGAAAGGGAACTTTTAGAAAATAGAAGGGCAAATTTTAAGGAATTAAGTTCAATTCAGGGGATAAATCCAAACATAACATTGCAAGCGAGCAAAAGGCTTAGAGAATCAGAATTGATTTTGAATAAATTATTAAAAGAAAGAACAGCTATTAATAATATAAGTTTAAAAAATGACAGGGATATTTTTAAACTAAAAAAAGAAACAATTGCTTTAGAATACAAAGAAGAAAAACAAAGAAAAGACAAGGAAAAGCAATTGCAACAAATAAATAGTGTTGATTATTTGGCAAATGAATTTGAATTGAAGAAAAAAGTATTAGAAAATAATATTAAAATTAATGAAGAGATTTTCAATTCGGATAAATATACAGCTGAAACAAGAGTTGAAGCGCAAAAACAAATGGCTTCAGAGATGGTTGCTCTAGCCGAATTGGAAAGAAATGAACATTTGAGAGTTTTGAAAAATGCTTATAAAAAAGAAAGTACCGAAATGCTGAAGGATAGTGAAGGTAAAAAAACGATTCATAAATATACAGCAAAAGGACTTTTGGAACTTGAAAAACAATACGGATTCAATAAAGAAATTATTCAAAAAGAATACAATGAAAAATTAAGACAGGCGCAAGAAAAAGCCGAAGGAGCATTTTATTTAGAAACTAGACAAAGGCAAATTGATAATTTGAAATATTTACAAAAAACATTATCAATGAATGCTGATGTTTACAAAGCTTATTCCCGTCAAATTTCAATTATTCAGGAAGACATTAACAATGTTACAGATTTATCAAAAGTACTTGACGCAAGAGATAAATTATTAATGAGTTCAGACGAATTAAAAAGAACTGAACAATTAACAAAGGATTTGGACAATGAATTGGAAAAAAGAGGCGCATTAAATTTGAGGCAATTAGAAAAGTTTCAAAAAAGACAGGAGCATATACAAAAAAATTCAGAAACTCAAAGAAAATTGCAACGAACTTATGCAATAGCCGAAGAGCAAAAGAGTTTTGAAAAAGGAACAACTCAATTTGTGGCTTTGGAAACAGAACGACAAAATATTTTGACTTCATTGGAAAATGATGCTATAAAAGAAAGATTGCAGAATCAAAAGGATAATTATGAACAATGGAAAGCTTTTGCAGATGATTTAAACCAACTTATTGAAAAGGTTTTGGATAGAATGATGGAAATCACGCAAAGAAGAGTGGATCAAGAAACACAAGCCGTTGAAAGCCAAAAAAAATCACTAGAAACGCAAGAAAGACGGGCGGAACTTGGATTGGAAAATACATTGGCTTTAGAGCAAAAAGCATTGGCAGAACGTGAAAGCATGTTGATTAAACAACAGAAAAAGGAAGAGCGTTTAAGAAAGATTCAATCTTTATGGACTTCGTATTCTAGTTATGCGGATAAAGACCCAGACACAGCAATTGCAAAAGCATTAAGGGATTTTGCTATTTTGGAAACAATTTCAGCAACGTTTGGAGATGGGGGAATACCAAATGACAAATTGCCAGCAGACGGAATTTTCAGGGGTCAATCTCATAAGGGAAACAATGGGGGAATTCCAATTTTAGTTGAAGGAAGAGAAGGGATTTTCAGCGCAAGAGAAATGGACAATTTAGGAAAGGATAACTTTTATAAAATGAAAGACATTGCGGGACAAGGTAAAGTGGATTCAAATTTCTTCAGCAGACAAAGAAAACAATTTACTTCAATTCAAAGGAGATCGCCAAAACAGCATAACAGCGAAGACGGTTGGAAAAAGGTTCGTGAAGCAATAGAAAACAAACCAGTTCCGAACTATGAAGTTGCAAGAATAGCAAATGGAACAATGGAACTTGTAGAAACTATTTTGACCAAAAACGGAGCAAAAAGGAATCATTATAAAACTAAAAAACCAAGATTATAAAATGGCTATTAGACACTATATAAGCGGAAGAGATTTTGGAGAACCGAGAGGCTGGCAAGATTTAGAAATTACAATTGACTGGATAAACAAGAAAGAATCAGGAACGATAAACGTTTCTGATTTGGCTTTTGTGGAAAGAGCGAATGAATATTTACAAAGCAGAATATTAGATGGACTTTTGGGAGGTGTGGGAATTTTTGAAGGTGAACCGTATAAAATTACCGTTGGAGATGAAACAGACCCAGAATTTATATTTGATGGTTTTTTAGATTTTACACAGGATATAACAGTTTTAGGAGGTGAAGAAATAATTTGCGCTTTAAAAACAACAAAAGGTGATGATTGGTTGAATGATGTTGCGGACGGTTTTTCAATGGCTTCATTGTATCAACTTGGAATTATAAAAGCAAGTGATTTCGTAAAAGTGCCTTATGTTATAAACTTTGTTCCAGATAATACGCAAATAGTTGTTTTAGGGATGGCGATTTTTATGATGTCGAAAGAACTTGCTGAAAATGTTTTGGCATTAGCGCAAGTAATAGCGGATGTTACAAACGCTTCAATTCCTGTTTTGGGTGTTTCGGTTGGTTTAGGTGCGGGAGTTGTTACGGCTTGGGATTTTGGGGATTGGGCTATGGTTGCAATAAAGGCACTTGCAAGGCTTGCTTATATCATAGCGATTGCAATTGCGATTGTTAAGCTTATAGATCAAATATTTGAACAGTTTTTACCAGAGAAGAGATTTCATTTAGGAATGACTTATAGAAGAATGTTTGAAAGGTCATGTGAACATTTAGGAATGCAATTTTATTCAGACATTGCGGAACTTGACAGCGTACATTTACCAGTTAAAAGCAAAAAAGGAGGTTCAAAAGGAGAAACAGGATTCCCGACAATTGACGAACCAATTTCAGGATTTGGCGATTTAATACGCACAATGAAATTAATGTTTAATGCAGATTACAAAATATATAATAATACATTTTACTTTCAAAGAAGAGATAAATTTGCGCTTCCTGTTTCGTATAAAATGCCATCGTATTTTGTGGATCAGCAAAGGAAACTTGATCCGCATGGTTTTAATACTGATGAAATGGTGGGTAATTACACAATTATTTATTTATATGATGTACAAGACCAAAACACATTGGATAATTCAGAAGGAAGAGTATTTCAGGCTATAACTTCGCCAATAACAACAAAGAATAAAGATTTCACAATGATTAAGGGATTGACACAAATTCAAATTCCTTTTTCATTAGGTTTAGAAAAAACAAATCTTACAACAGTTGAAGAAATTGCAAAAGTATTAGCAAACATTGTTGATGGATTGACAGGGATTTTTGGAGGTGGCACGGATTATTCATCAAAAATAAATAATAGAATTGGATCGTTGCTTTTGTCTTCACATTCAACAACAATTGGAAAAATAATAAAAATGAGCGGTTCGAAGTTGGCAACGAATCAAAGAACGGTTTTAAGTGCAAAAATACTTTTTGATAAATATCATTTAATAAATTCATTTGCTGAATATTTGGGTGAACACAATCAATTTTGGAAATATAAAGCGCAACCAGTAACAATGCCTATTTCAGATTTTAAATTGTTACTAAATAATAATCAGGCAACGGATGATTTTGGACAACAATATGAAATCGAAAGAGTTATTTACAATCCAGAAAAAACAACAGCAACAATTGATTACAGAGTAAAAAGAAAATACACTAACAACCTAAAATTAAATTTTGTAGAATGAATATAGATGATATAAAAGAAAGAGCAAGGGTTTCAATGGAAGCTATAAAGCAAATGCGGGAACAGGAAAAAATTTTTGAAGGAGTAATCAAAGAAGCTATTAAAAACGCACCTGAAGAAGCAAAAAAAGATATTTCAAGATTTAATGATTTATTTATGGATGTTAAAAGATTAGCAAAAAGCGGTGATATTTCGCAAGCTGAAGAATTAATAAAAAACTTTGATTATGCCAGTAAAAATAATAAATAGGGGTTACGATGGAATTTTCGAAAGCGGGACAACAGATTGGTTGTTGGGAAATGTTGGAGATTGGCAAACACTTTTATTGAAGGTTGAATCATCAGTTGATTATATTGCTACACAACAAGAGCCAATCCAAATTGATTACATTAACAAATCTTTTAAACTTGCCAGCGGAAAGACATGGGGCGGATTAGGATTCGATAATGGAATGGTGGCAACTTTAGAGTATTTATATTCTACAGATGCAGACAATGACGGTACTTTTGAAACAAATGTTTTGGTAACGCAAAATTTTAGTATTTCAAATGTTTTCAGTTCAACAATGGAAGTGTTGCAGGATATTGATGGAAAAGAATTTGACACAATCCCAAATAACTATGGGACTAGAAAAATAAGTCAAGTAAAAATTTATGTTGATAAATTGCCAGAAGGATGTAAAATTAAATATGCTCATGTAGTAAATGAAAATGCATCTAGTGCGACATTAACTTCTTTTATTGATGGAAGTACAACGGAATTTGTAAAACCAAATATTGCAAATAATGGAACTTTTCAGCAAATGGAAGCCGTTGGCGAACAATCTGGAATGTCTATCAGGACAATAGAAGTAAAATCAAATGGGAAGAAGCCAGGAACAGACAACGTTTATCAATACGATATAAAAATAAGCTATATGATTTCTTCAATATTTGAAGATTTAGCAACAATGTTGGCAAATAAAATACCATCATATTTACTTGGGAACGGTTCTTTAGCTGATAATTTTTCAATTCAATTTTTTCCAGAATGGAATAATCCAAACGTAAAAATTCAGAATGATCCAAAAGAAACTGTTAGATTGGGGAATACAGGATGGTTTGATGAAAACTTCAATCAGTTAAAAAATGATTTTAAGATAGCTTCAGTGCAATATTTTGATTTAAACGGTAATCAAGTAGAGGCGTTGGACTATGTAACGCAAACTAAGGTTAAAATAGTTATTTCGGGTGTTCCTAATCTTAATTCACAAACTAAATGCGGTTTCGGTTTCGCTTGGATTCCAGAAAATGACGAAGAATTCAAGAATTTGGAAACTCCTTTTTATCGAAATTGCTTTGTACAATCAGGGAAAATTGATGCAGGATTCATTTTAAATACACTTTACACGGACACAAATTTTGGTGCGGGTGTAAATGGTGCATCGATTGACACGGATAACGTAAGATTTACAGCATTAGGAACACAAATAATAATGGAAGCGGTATTTATACCAAATCCAAATTTTATTGCAACATTCGAAGCAAAAGAAGCTGACAACAGAAATTATGTGCTTTGGGTTTCGGTTGCGGATAGTTCTTTGACACCTAGAAACTTTTCGGATAGAGTTTCATTACTTGCTGATATTAATTCATTAGTGAAGAGCATTCCGCCAGCTGGCGAATATCCTTATTTGGATAATATGTTTTTGGAACACCCATTTAGTGAAACAGCAATAGGAGTTGAATTATTGGAAGGGATTTCGCAAGATGATTTCCTTTGCCGAATGCCATTCAGAATAAAAAGGGACGGGAATTTATTTCAAAGAATGGAATTTGGCGTTGAAGCTTATAACATAGGGTTGAATTATTCTTTTAATTTAGAGAAATACGAAGTTGATTTAACTGGTTACCCAATTGATTCAAACGGAATACAGCAATTTAATTTTAATCAAATAAGAGGTTTCAAATTAAATCAGGGAAACAATAAAAATTGGGTAAAAATACAAAGATCAACGCCAATAGATACAAATGAATTTAATGGATATATTGCCTATTTTGGAACGAAGATTCGTTGGGAAGATTGGTTGTTGAATCAGAATACAACGGGATTTTTCTTTGATAAAAACGAATTAAACAACGGTTACAATAATAATTGGATTCATTATTTAAGGACTTCAGGTTTTGTCATAAATTTTTATGTGAAAATAAATTCATTAGAAAATGGCGAAATAGTGCAGTACAAAAACCAATTTAGATTCAAATTTGTTGATACTGATGAAAACGAAAATGTACAATCAACAACTACTTATTTAAGAAATTCAGATAATACAATTTTAAATGTTGGAACTGATCCAGAAACGGGAAGACCTTTGGGCGTAATACTTTCAAATGAGCCAACAAGAATTGAAATTGAATTTGACATTTTAGATGATGGAATTTGGGACATAACAAAAAATTACGCAACGATAACACTTGAAATTGATAAAGGAGCGGGAGAATTTGAAATGAGGCAAATATCATCAGTTTGTGAACCTGAAGGCGATAACCCATTAAGACCGATTACAGGCGAAACAAAATTAAAAGTTGAAGTTGATGGGACGGGAAAAATATGGAAATCAAGTTGTTTGGTTGATCCTGAATTATTAGCAAAAGCCGAAAGATACAGAATAACAGGGCGTGTTGGATGTAGTGAAGAAGCAGAAGGGGAATTTAATGAAGGATTATATGAATTTAGATATGAAGAAACTTACGAATAATTAAAAGCTGAAAAATGGATAATTTAAATTTAATAAAAGACAGGATAAACCAAGACATTGACCCAGCGGGTGCGCCAAATTCTATTCTTGCAATTAATCATAATGAAATTGAACAATCAATATTATCAAGTACGGGAAAATATGTTGGTTCTTGTTATACAGCTGTAAAAACTGCAACAATTTTCAATAGTGGTGTTTTTTCATGGGAAGGAAACGCAATGAATAATGTTGCAGATTTCACCATTAAGGTATCGAAGAAAACGACAGATTTAAATGATTTTGGAGTATTATTAAATACTTTGGTTGAAACTGATATTATACAATTCAAAGATTTTGCGGGAAGATGCATTTATTTAGTATTCAAAAGTTTTTCAACGGGAACAGATGGAAGCGGAAATGATATTTATAATATTGTTGTAGCTGGATTGGCGGATAATCCAAATTATGTATATCAGACAAATGAAAATCAAATTTGTATTTTAAGTCTATGTAAACAAATTGTGCCAGTTACGGGATTTGTGCCAGCGGGAGGCTATGCAGGAAGCGGACAAGATTTAAAAGATGAAATTGATACGAAATTAAATATTGCAGATTACAACGACAGATGGAAAGGGAAGTATACTTCTTATGCGCTTCTTATTTCAGCACACCCAACGGCAAACGCTGGAGATTATGCGCAAGTAGATGAAGGATCGGGATTTGATGTAATAAATTATAATTATGACTTAGAAGACGGATGGATTGACGGCGGTTCGGGAAGTAGCGCAACAAATACGGACATGTTGCCAGAAGGATCAAGTAATTTGTATTGGACAACTGCAAGGGGATTGGCTTTGGTGTTAAGTGGTTTAACTGCTTCAGCGGGGACATTTACTTCATCAGATACGCTAATTACTGCGTTTGGTAAAATTAAATATTTGATTGATAATATAGCTTCAATTTATCAAGTCATTTTGACTGATGTGAATTTTGGTGCGTTTATAAATGGATTGACAGCAAAGACAACTCCAATTGATGCTGATTATGCATTATACATGGATAGTGCTGATTCAAATAAAGCTAAAAAAGTTTCATGGTTAAATATAAAAGCAACTTTGAAAGCTTATTTCGATACATTTTATTTAGTTCCACAAATTACAATAACACTTACAGGAAATATAACAACTGCCACGACTGATGCGTCTGGGTATGGTCAAAATGGAAGGCATAATCTTCTTGATAATGGTGCAACTGCACGAAATCTAACTTGCAATGGAGGTGTAACAGCTTCTTATGGAAGAATAGGCACGGGAACAATAACATTTGTTCAGGGTTCAGGGCGTACTTTAGTTCAATTGGCTGGAACAAATGTCCTTAATGGAATTGCAGGAAGTACAGCTACTTTGTGGAGTAATGGAACAACTGATTATTTATTAATTACAAATTATTAAAATTATGTTTAATTCAATTTTATTTAATACTGGAATACCAATGAGTAGTCCGAAAACAAATCCAACTAATACTGATTTAGTGGCGTATTATAATTTAGATTCAAATACTAACGATCAAACAGGATTAAGCCCAAATGGAGTTGCTACGGGGATAGATTATGTAGCAGGAAAAACAGGAACATGTGCTAGATTTAATCTAGGAACGGATAGAATTACAATTGCAGATTCTAATAATTTAAGTTTCACTAATGGAAGCGGTACGGATATACCTTTTTCTATATCAATGTGGGTTTATTTTACAGGTTTTAATAGTACGGGAAATTGGTTTATAAACAAAAGAGATGCTGAACCAACGGTTAACATATCTGAATGGCAATTTATTTATGCAAATTCTAGGCTTAGTTTTACGAAATTTGATTCTACATCGGTTATTTCTCAAGGAGTATCAACAGATGTAAATCCTTTTTCTTTAAACGCATGGTATTTTATAACATTTACAGATGATGGAAGTAAAACAAATGCAGGAATGAAAATATATATAAATTCATTTTTAAAAACAGTTATAAACAATAATAATGGTACTTATATAGGAATGTCAAATACAAATAAAAATACTACAATAGGGGTTCTTTCATCAACTACAGCTCCAAATATAGCAACCGCACATCAAGGCTATATTGAAGATGTGGGCATATGGAAGAATAAAGTATTAACACAAGCGGAAATAAATTATTTGTATAATGCAAATAGGGCAAATATTTATCCATTTTAAAAAAACAAAACCCGCTAAAACAGCGGGTTTATTTTTAGAATTAATTTCCAACTTTGGTATTTGCAGCGCCTTGTGAACCAGACCCAGCCATTGTGCCAGAATTGAAAATGACTTGTCCTTGCTTAACCGCTTGAATATCCCCAGCTAAATGATTAAACAACTGAAACAATTGGGCGAATTGTGTTTGTTGTTGTTGTTGTGCTTGTGCTTGCACTTGCGCTTGGTTTACTTGTTGAGTTACATTAATTTCAACATCTCTACTTCTTGAATCAAATCTTTGACTTGCTAATTGTGTTTCAAGTTCTGAAATTCTGTTTTGGTCTATTTTGCTTGATAAATTACAAATTGCACCTAAAATATCTTTAGTATTGTTATTATCATTCAAAAGAATTGCAGTAGTTCCATTTTGGACAGAATCTTTAACATTTGTAGTTGCTTGCAATTGAGCCAATCCAACTTGATTGATTTGGTTTGTAATTGAGGCAGTTTGTTCAAGTATTGAATTTTGGGTCTGCAATGCAGAAAGCGGAATTGCGCCTTCAATAGAACCTAATTTACTCAAAATATTTGTTCCAAAAATACTTGTTGAAAGGTCATTTTTTCCATTACAATCGCCATGATTTCCAAAACCACGATTACCAAATAAAGTTGCCAATAAAATTGCTTCAAGACCAATTCCATTGCCATAATTACCATTATTGCCATAATTGCCAGAATAGCAATAAGGCGGGTTGGAAACAAATGTAGGCGCAATAATTGGCGCATCTGCTCCAGATTGTCCGTAACCTTCTGAAATACGAACAGGACTAACATTAAATTCATTTTCTCGCATGATTTCAAATATTAAATTGTTAATAATATTCAAAATTATGACGGTGAAAAAAATATATCTCAACACTAAAATATCAGCATTTAAAAGGTAGTAGTTAACTACTAATTAATGAGTTATAATTTTTATAATTTTGTAAGATGCAAGAAGATTTGAACATAGGGCAAATTGAAAAATATACAAGAAATCAAGTGTTGAATATTGCTTGCAATATGCGAAAATTCAGGAAAGACAATAATTATACTCAAATGGATTTAGCTGTAAAATTAGATTGTTCAGATTCTTTTATTTCAGGAGTTGAACGGGGGATTTATTTAGAATTAAATTTACTTACGTTAAATAAAATATGTTTTTTATTTGGGGTTTCATTGGAGGAATTGACAACTATAAAATGATGAAAATTAAAATATAAATCCTATTGAATTTATTTAGCTAATTTTGTATTTATTAATTAAATACAAAGCAATGTGCGATAAAAACATAAATGAACTATTAGATATTGATTTCTCAACGATTAGTGATGAATTCAATTGGGTTTCAAATGTATCAACCCCGATAGAAACCATAAACGGACAATTAAGGCTTATGCCTGAAGATTCAACAAGTTTTTTCCGAAGAGGTTTAGGGATTATTGACCCAGCAAATAACCGAATTAGATTAAGAATTAATTTAGATTTATTACGCCCGCAAACATCATTAAATACTAAAATGACAGTTGTTTTTGGGGTTTACATAGGTTCTGAATTAATAGATCAGTTTACAATCTTTCAGGAAAACATTACATCAGGCGAAAGAGTTACACAAAATTTGGAAAGGGATTATAAATATGATGGAATTTCGGGAAGTGTTTCTTTAAGAATTTCGTTATCTGAAGGATATTCAAATCAATTATTTTTGGATTATTTAAAAGCAGAAGATTACTTTTTTTGTGAAGATAGTGTAAGGACATATTTTAATATTGATGAATTTTTAGAAAAGTCTTTTGCTTCAGTTTCTTCAGGAATTCAATTATTGGAATGGAAAATTGATGATGTAGAAACTTTAACCCCAGCATTCTTCGCTGAAATAATAAACACGGGCGGGAATCCATTAACTGAATGGTTTTTTGCAAAAGCAGATATTGACGGATCAAATAGAATTGCGGATGTAATAGAGCCTAATTCGTTCAATCCTTTTGAAAGTGAATTAGGATTATTATTCGACACGGTTTCTTCATTTCACGGAGGAAAGCCAACGGGAACTTTAAGCGGTTCAAATTACGGAGCGGGAATAATGTCTTTAGGATTTGAAAAACCATCTATTTTAAACGGGAATTTAGATAATAAATCAGGGTCTTTTTTTGTAGATATTGACTACAGTAAAAATTTAAGAATTGTTTTTAATTCATTGGTGAACAACACAAATTCAAATGTTTTCGATTCGCCATATTCTTTCAGAAAATATTTTATTATTTGGGACGCTGATAATTGCAAAAGTTCATTTTATTATCAAGACCAATTGGCTTCAAATCCATCAATAAAAATTCCAATGGATCACAATGGATTCTTATATGGAATAACGGGCGGAATATCAATTCAAAACTTTATTAGTTGTGATGAATCGTTTAGTTATTCAGGAAATTCAGGAGTATTTGAATTTGTGATAAATTTTGGAACAGACATTGGAGAATGCGGAATAAATTACAATGCTTTTAATGTTCCTGATAAATTCGAAATACTTTGGAACGAACAAACGTTCTCAACTGGATATGTTGGAAGCAATCAATATGACCAACAATTGTTGAATGCTGGAGTGAATCAAACAGAAATAAACACGGGGAATCCTTCAACTGGATCAGGAGCGTTAAAATTCATAAAAGCAACGGCAGAACCTTCAACCGCCATTGTTAGAATTACGGCAATTTTACCTAGTACGGGGTGGGATGTTTCGGGGATTTGTCCGCAACCAATTGAAACGGGAGAATTTACCCAAATAATATGGGATGATACAAGTACTATCGAAAACAGAAGCGGAAATGCTACAGAACAATTAATTTTCTATACAGGGAATTTTTATGCTGTAACTGATAAATTTTGGCAAATTTTTGACGGGGTTAATTGGATTGATAATGGTGCGGTTGTTGGATTAACTAAAATTTTTACATTAGATAGAACGATAAACAAATTAAGAATGAAAGCTTTAAACGGGGCTTCAGAGGAAGTTTATTCAAATGTATTACAATACACAAAAGTAAATACTGAATTGCAAATTACATCATCTGTATCACTTGCAGGGGCTGGAACTATTGATATTATAAACGGTAATGCAGGGGAAACAATAAACTTAAAATTTAATTTAAATTATGATAGCGGTTCAAGTTTCGCTTCGATAGGATTCAGTAATGGAATTGCAGTTTCAATAATTGATACATTACACACGGAAAGATACGGAACGGCTGTTCTTGATTCTAATGGAGAAATACACGGAAGTTATTTATTTGATCCTACAAGCGGTTATCCTGATACTACAATAACAGTTCAAATAATTGGAAGAAGCGGGGCGGGAGGTTTGCCAACAATTGACACAACAACAATAATTTAAAAATTATGAGTAATACAAATGAATTATTAAACTTAGCATATATTGACCAATCTGATTTCGGTTGTAACATTGTTGTAAGATGTCCGCATCAAGAACGAACACTAAGCTATGCACTTGGTGTTCAAATTCCAATTGCAAGTCAACCGCCTGAAGAGGTTTTCAAAGAATGTTGCTACACGCATATAACATTAGCGGATTTAAATTCAAATGATGATTTCAAAAATGATTATTCAAGTTTTTATCATCAAAGGCAATTATCGACAGAAACAGCAAATTTTTTCTTATATAAATTTGAAGACGCAAGCGAAACGCCTTTAACAGATTCAACTTACGGAACATTTTTTGATTTTGGTTCATTTGTTTCAAATCCTAATTTAAAAGGGTATTTGGTTAAATGGAGAAATGTTTTGACAGAACTTGGAGCGGGAAACTATAAGATTATAAAAAGAATTACAGTTGCTGGATCGCCCGTTGAATTTTCATCGATTGTTTTTACTCTTCAGCAATATTCCACAGGATCGGCAAATCATACGGTTAGAATAGATGTGGTTATGAATGGAAGATTAGTGAAGACGGGGGATGATTTCACGGGAACATCTTGGAAGCATTCAATTAGAGTGCCTGGCTTCTTCGGGAGAAGAGAACCACAATTTGAAGAAGATAACTTGGTAAATAGAAATTACGAAAAAACGCAAATTTCAATGACGCAAGTAAATGAATTTAAATTCCAAACGAATTTGATTCCTGATTGTTTGACCAATGAAATTTGGGATTTTATAATATTAGCAAATGATATTTATTTCAATGATTACAACTTGAACAATCATTCTTATGACTTTGTAAAATTCGGGGCAAAATTCGCATCAAATAACGGGACTGTTTACGGAGAAAAAACAAGAAAGGCACAATTGAATTTGACTTTTAATGACAAATTTGAAAACAATATCAAAAGAAATTACAAATAAAATATTAATTGATTTTAAAAAGATGTGTTTTTGTAAATTAGCACTTTAAATTAACCCCCTTTAAAGATAAAATATATGAGTTTACAACAAAGAAGAGAAGTCGCATATTGGTTTATGCTTTTGGCAGGAATTGCACTAATGACAATTCAATTAATTAGATACGGAAAAAATGAATTGGAATTCAGTTTGGGGGAAATTATAATCACTGTTTTATCAGTTGCATTAATGATTTTGCCGAAATACATACTTAGAGTTTTTGAAAAATTTATTAATTCAAATAAAAATGAAAACTAAAATGCATTACATGATAGATTTAAAGGTAAGTTCCCTTTGTGGATTATTTGCGGTTGTATCGTTTTCAAATATTGAAATTATGATGAAAGTAATAGTTTTCATTCTAACAGTTGGATATACGATAAGGAGATGGTATTTATTAGAGAAAAACAAAAAAGAATAAAATTTAAAAAAATATGACATGAGTGAAAATTTTGAAAGAGCCTTCAATGAAATATTAGTAATTGAAGGCGTTATCGTAACAAACTTAAAAAGCGATAGAGGTGGATTAACAAAGTACGGAATTTCACAAAAAGCATTTCCGAAAGTAGATATTGAAAATTTGACTTTGGATGGAGCAAAGAAAATTTACTTTGATAATTATTGGAAAACAAATTCATTGAATTTAGAAGTTTTTGAATCAAAAATAGCAAATGAACTTTTTGACATTGCTGTAAATATGGGAGTGGGGACGGCTTCAAAAACTCTTCAAAAAGGTTTAAATCTAATGAATAGAAATGAACGTGATTGGAAAGATATGAAAGTGGATGGAGTTGCAGGAGCGGAAACAATGAAAGCTTATTTCAAATGCAGAAAAGATGTGCTTTTAAAAGTACTTAACGGGTTGCAGTTTTCAAGATATGTTGAAATTGTAACCAATGACCCAGAGCAAGAGCAGAATTTTAACGGTTGGATGAAAAGAGTATAAAAAATGAAAGACTTTATAAAACAAAACTGGTATTGGATAGGAATAATAATTGTTCTTATTTCGGCTTTAGCATCAAGATGCACAAATGACAAAGCGACAAAAAAAGACACAAAGCAATTTACAACCGTTTCAACTAAAAAGGAAGCATTGGAAAAATTACAAGTTCCTGAAACGATAGTTAAAAAATTTACCCAGATCAAAGAAATTACAAAGTTTAGGGAACGAATACGAATAGATACTATTCAAATAGCCTATAAAGATTCAATAAACTGCAATTTTGAGCGTTCAGGGGAAATAAAAACAAAAGAATATACATTTGCTTATCAATCGAACAATAAGGGCTTTAAAATAGATAATTTAGAGATTAGCGATTCTTTGATTATAATAAGCGGAACGAAAAAAAAATGGTTTTTAGGCAGTCAATATAATACAATAGATATTTATCATTCGAATAAATATATTTCAAATGAAAACATAAGACATGTTGAAATAAAAGAAAAAAAGAAATTTTATGAAACAACATTGTTTAAAGTAGGAGCAGGATTTATTTTTGGGGTTGCAATTACAAGATAAATAACCGTATATTTGCTTCAAGATTTTCCCAATAAATCTAAAACTCATGTTTGTTTATTTAAAGCCGTTCTCTTCGAACGGCTTTTTTTATTTAAATAAATTAAAAAAAGTTGCTGAAATACTTTTTTTAACTATATTTGTAAAATAAAAACAAACAAAAATGGGAAAAATAGAACTAAACACAGAACTTATCAAGCCTAAAAATGAAATTAAAATAGGCGGTCAAATTGCTACAGATATAGCGAAAAATGCATGGATGTATGTTGTGATTCTTGTTCAGGACACAACAAACATTTTTATTTTTAATTCTTATAATTAAAAGCTATGCAAGAAAGATTGATAAAAAATTTAATATCAGAAGGATATAAATTGAAAGAATTGAACAACGAATTTGTTGCAACGTTGAAAAAAGAAAATGCAACCGTTAAAATTTACCCACATAAAAAAAAGTAAAATGAAGAAAGGAAAAATTGTTGCCTTAAATATTGATAAGGCGATTGACGCATGGAATGATAAAAACCCAACATTGCTTCCAATGAGTAGGAACAGAGTGGCGAAAGAAGCGGGGTTTGCATCAAAACAGATTTACGCATGGAAATCTACAGAACCGCCACAATGGGTCAATTATTTGGAAGTTGCATTCACGAAGTTAGAAACAAATTTGGAAGGGATTGTTGAAAGGGAAAACGGTGTAATTGTTAGGGTAAATATTGATAATGCGATTAAAAATTGGAATGATAAAAACCCAGATAAGACATTGCAGAAAAGGAAAGAAATAGCAATTGAAATGGGTTGTAAATTGCAATTATTCAGCGATTGGAAAATAAAAACAGTACCCAAATGGATTATTGTTTTGGATAACATTTTGAAAATATTGGAATGTGATTTTGATGGAATCTTAGAAAGGGAATCATTATGGTAAAAGAAACTAAAATACTGTACAAAGATTTCATTGAACAGCAGGAGCAAAAAGATAAAATAAAAGAAATATTGGGAGATGGTGGAATTTCTTTTTTAAATACTTCTTTGCAGATTGTTCAAAGAGATAAAGATTTGCTAAAAGCAGATAATGAAAGCATTTTCAACGCAGTTTGCGCAATTGCTTCTTTGGGACTTTTTATTGAACCTTCTTTCGGTCATGCGTACATCGGACATTATAAAGAAAAAATAGGTTTAGTTTGGCACACACGGGCGCAATTTCAAATGGGATGGAAAGGATTTGTTGCGTTGGGTACAAAAACAGGATTGTATAAAAAAATACATGCTGATAAAGTAGTACAGGGGGAATATGTTGGGGCGGATAGAATGACGGGAGATTTTGAATTCGATTGGAAATTCGGAAATGATGAAAGAAACAAACTTCCTATAATTGGCTTTGTTGCTTACTTTGAATTGATGGGCGGAATGAGTAAAAATACTTATATGACCATTACAGAAATGAATAACCATGCAAAGGAATATTCAAAAACATTCAAAGAAAAAGAAGGTGATTGGCATAAGAATTATGACAAAATGGGAAAGAAAACCGTTTTAAAATTATTGCTGGATAAGTTTGCGCCAAAGTCTTCAGAGATGCAACGAGCAATAAGATATGACCAAGCTATTATCGGGAATGATGGTTCTTTGAATTATGCAGACAATCCAGCGACAAAAACAAAATTAACCTTAGAAGAAAGTAACCAACAGCAATTGAAAAAAAGAACTTTTGATTTTATTAAAAATTCTAAAACATTAGAGCAATTGGAAGGCTGTTTTGAAGCAATTGACGGGGAAGAAATGTTGGAAGCTTACGAAACAAAAAAGAAAGAATTAAAAAGCAAAAAATAATTAAATAAAACAAACATGAAAGCAAAAGAAGAAATTTATTTTAGATCATCAAGTGCAGGGAAAATAATGACTGATGCGCAAGGTTCACAATTGACAGAAAACCAATTGAAAACATTGAAAGAGTATCAGGAAAGAACTAGATTAGCTTTAAGCGGAAACGCAAAGCCATTGACCGAAAACATGAAAAATGACATGTTAGATTGGCAAGCTAGAAAAGATGCGCCTTTTCAATTATCGGAAACGGCAAAAGGAGCGGTTGAAGATGTTTGGAGATTTAACGAAAAAGGTTATTTCCAACAAATAGAATCAAAATACACAGATAAAGGAATATTTGGCGAAGAATTTGGATTCAACATGCTTACTGAAGTTGACGGAAGATTTTACACAAAAAACACTAAAAGAATTTTCAAGGACAACAGAACAGGCGAATTTGACAATATGTTTACTTTAGATGGCAAAAAGATTATTCAGGATGTGAAATGTTGTTGGGACACAAAAACATTTATGAATTCAGATTTTAGCAAGGATTACGAATGGCAGGGACGGGATTATATGGATTTAGCTGAAGCGGACGAATTTTGGTTGCGTTATTGCTTAGTGGATTGCCCTGAACATTTGTATGAAAAGGAAAAGGATAAGATTTTTTTCAAATATTATTCAAACTCAATGACAGATGTTGAACAGTCAGATTTGGAAAAACAATTAGAGCCATTGTTTCAGCAACTAAGAAGAAACTTAATTTATACAGACAATCCAGCTTATACGTTGGAAGAGCGTGTAAAAACATTCAAGATAACCCGTGATGATTTGATTCATGCGAAGTACACAAAGAGAATCCCAGCATGCTTGGATTATTACCAAACAATTAAATTAAACGGATAGTGGGTTTATTTAAAAGAATGACTAAAAAGAGCCGTGAAGCTGAAAAAAGAATCAAAGTAAACGAGATTTTAACTTCGATAACGGAAGACCGAAATGAATTCACGGAACAAGAGCAAGTCGAAATTATGATAATGGCTTGTGATCGTTACAGGGAAGTTAAAACGGAAGAAATGGAAACCAAATATAAAAAGGCGGTTGAGATTAAAGATGCTTTGAATAAGCTTACAGTTAATCAACAAATTAAAATTGAATTTCCATGAAAAGAAAAATAATTATTGATTTAGAAAAAGATTCAAAGATTGATGGCACAATGGAAGAATTGGAATTGATTAGAGATATTTTAAACGATTCGATACGATTAAAGCGGAAAGAAGAAAAACGGAAAAAACCAAAAGAAAATTTACTTTTCGATATTCCAGAGAAAGAAGACAAACCGACAACATTTAAAAATTCGGAATGCTTTGATTATTCGAAGTTTGTGCAAGAATTATCAGCAGAAGAAAAATTGGGTGTAAATTTGCTTTATTATTACAATTCGATTTTAGATTGGTCAAGTATAAAAACAAAAGTATTTCGAACGAATAACGGATGGATTGCAACGGCTAGAACTTGGATGCGAACAGATAACGAAGCGGGAAAGCTGAAAATGACAGCAGGAACACCGCAAACAATAAACAGCAACGAAGAATTAGAATATTTAAAATTATAGAAAATGACACCTGAAAATAAAATGCAAGTTCAGCTATTCGAAGACCCAATATTGAAACAGAGGGCGGAAATGTTATCAAATGAATTGGTAACTAAAAAAATGACGCAATCTGAAATAATGTTGGCAAATGCTTCAACCATGATTCAAATTAAATCAATTGAAAATGTTGAAGTAAAATTGATTGTTATTGGAAAGGGGATTTTGCAGGATATAGGTGTAAGAGATTGGAATGATGAAAACGCCAACAGACATAGACTAATTAGATTTTCAGATATTGTAAAAAGATATTTTAATACTTTAAGTTTAAGGGAAATTAAGTTGGCGTTTGAATTTATGGCGGTTGGTTATCTCGATGAATATTTACCGAAAGACAGGAACGGAAAAGCCGAAAGAAACCATTATCAGGACTTTTCAATGGAATATTATTCTAAAATTTTAAATGCTTACAAGGAATATCGTTCGCAAGTTTGGCACAAAGCAAAATCAAACCTTCCAAAAATAGCTGAAACAATTTCAAGCGAAGAGCAAAAGCAAAATACAAACATTATAATTCAGGAAATTCACGAAGCTTTTGACAACTTTAAAAAAGAAAAGATTGAACCAAATTTTGATTTACATGTACATGCAAGGATATTGGTTGATAATAATTTGATTGATTTAAAGCCATTAGACAAAGAAAGTATTGACAAAGCATACAAGCATGCATTAGTAGATAAATTAATTCAAGGAATCGAAAGAAAAAGCATGATTGACACATACGCAGAAGGGAAAATGACGCACCCTTTAAAAGTTATTGCGTGGAGCGTACAAAACAACAAAACAATTAAACAATATTTCGAAAAGTTAATCGAGGAAAAAAAAGACATTCGGGATTATTTAAAAAAGATAACATGAGAGAATTTTTTGAAAAAAGAACATTGACGGGAATCATAAATATAAAAATGGATGATGTCAAAGGAACTTGGAGAGGGGATAAAGCTGAAATTGCAAAAGCAATAAAGGACATTGCAAAAGAGTATCAAAATGATAATTATATTCTAACATTAAGACAATTATATTATCAATTAGTTTCAAGGGATATTGTGCCAAATCATGACAAAGTTTACAAGAAAATTTCTTCAATAAAAGATGATGTTGTTTACAGCGGTTTAGTTGATTGGGATGTTTTTGAAGATCGTGGGCGTGTACCAAGTATTGCTTATTATGAAAATAGTATTGCGGACGCTTTGAGAAGGACTAAAGAATGGTATAGACTTGATAGACAATTAGACCAGTCAAATCATGTAGAAGTTTGGACGGAAAAAGATGCAATTTCAAGTATTTTAAAAAGAATTACAGATAAATATACGGTTCGTTTAGTTGTAAATAAAGGCTATACTTCAAGTACTGCAATTTATGGGGCTTACACAAGATTTGTTGAAGAGATATTGGAAGGAAGAACAATAACTATTTTGTATTTTGGAGATCATGACCCATCAGGAATGGACATGATTAGAGATATAAGAGAACGATTAATAATGATGTTTGTTCAGGGGGAAAGATTGCGGGACGCTGTACAATATTGGTGGGACAATGAGGAAAAGACTTATTCTGACATTGCTGAACAAATTGAAAAATATGAAAATTTACCAGAATTATTTCAATCAGAAGAGGAAAATGACAAGGTTATGCAAATGTTTGAACGTGGACAAGTTGAATTATTTTTAAAAGAAAAAGAATGTTTTAAAGTGATTCCAGTTGGATTAACTATGGAGCAAATAAAATTATATAACCCGCCTCATAATCCTGCAAAAATGACTGATCCAAGAGCGAAAGGATATATTGAACAATTTGGGGCGGTAAGTTGGGAGGTTGACGCATTGAAACCTGATGTAATGGCGAAAATAGTTGAAAAGGCTATAATTGAAAATATTGACATTGAAATTTATAAGGAAGTATTGGAAAGAGAATCGCAAGAAAAAGGAACAATAAATGAGATTATAAATAAATTATAATGAAAACATTAAACACAATAATATCAATTGATGTTGGATTAGGTGGCGGAATAGCTGTTTTTTCAAATGGAAGAGCCAAAGCCGTTGCCATGCCTAAAAATGTTTATGAAATGAGCCAGTATTTCGCTTA